GGTTATTTAAGATCAATGTTGGCACAAAGTCTTAATCCCATAATATCAGGGAAAATTTGAATATATTAAAAAAGAAAACCCACACAGGGTGGGTTAAGCGTTGCTAATTTTGTATTTTAAAAATCAAATTCTTCTTGTTTGGTAGTCTTATGCTCAATAACTTCCATAACCTCAAACTCTGTCTTAAGTTTTGTATGAGCTAAAAATTGGATGGTCTTTAGCTTAACCTTAAGTAAGTCGCCCTTACCAAAACGAAGCAATCCAGAATCAATCTTTTGCAGAAACACCTCATCAGTAATAGAAGCATTAATTGTTGAGCCGCCATTATTGAATCGCCACTTGTTTTTTTCCTTAAATGATATTGATTCAATTTGCAAAAAAGTTTCTGTGATGCTTTCGCTCAAATGATCATCAATGTCCTGAAATTTAAAATACTCAACTTCTTTTTTGTCAATAAATAGCTCAACATTTTCATCAAGCATTTCTTTTACAACATAAAATGAGTCAATCCCATCTTTGCTTAATGGTTCTAGCATTTTTTCAATATCGGATGCAATCACCTTGCTTCGGTAAAGACGTAACGCTCTTTTATCAACTTCTAAATATTCAGTTTCAGTGTAAAAGACTTTTGCATGATCAACAGTTTCCTCTATCTTAACAGGAGGGTTGCCTTTCAGTTTTTTATAGATTTGAATTACACCAACAGTAGCACCCCCAAAAAAACCAACCAATCCCAAGATCCCACTTGCGTTTGCTAAGGCCGTTGCAGTAGGGCCAACTAATAGATCTTTGATTTGATTCACCCAAGATAGGTGCTCAACAAATTCTATTCCAAAACAACCTGTTTTAAAGTTTGCTTTGACATTTAATTGAATTTCAAGCTTATCCCCATTGATCTCTTTATTGGCATGAGTCAAGAGGTCACTTATAGCCATCATAGCAGGCGCAAGATCTCGAACATCCATTAGGTGTTCTTCTAATGCTTTGCCATCATAAACTACATGGAATTTCTCACTCATAGCATCATCATCAATCAGGTCTGTATTGGTTATTGTCATAGTCTAACAGTCTGTATTTTTAGTTTCATCATGAGTTTGACATTGGTTGTCGCACCACTTTGCCCGAACCGTTATAAAGTACTGTGTCGGGTTCACAGCTTATTAATCTTTGGTGTTATTAATTTTCTGACCTAGCTTTCCTTCTTTTACCAACTGCACGACCTGCTCATTAGTAAGCACAGGAATAAAGACTTTGTCGCCAATATCTTTAGAAAGAATCTTCACTTCTTCGGCTGTTAGCACCAAAGCTTCACCATGTTTCGCAGCATCATTGATGCGAGCAATAATCTGGTTGATTGGTAGTTTAGAGTTGTTCATAAGTCTTCCTGTGATTAATGCGAATAAGGATGTTCTTGTCTGTGCTGACTTGGCGGCACGATATCTGTAATAGCGGTAATACTTTCAACCTCGTCCATTTCAAAGAAAAATCGCTCACCACCATTCACAGAAAGCAAACTTAAAACCCCACCATTGATGCCGACAAATTCTTTAATTGTGCATCTTCCATCCTTCAAGCACACCTGAACAAACTCATTCGGCACAAGATCTGCATCAGGGTCGCACACAACGTACCAACCATTACGAATTGCTGGAAACATTGAGTCGCCAGTGCCTTTAATGCCATAGGCTCTTGGTCCTGCTGAGTGGGTTGGAACATATCCATCACCACCGTTACCTTCGTAACCCATATCTGTGAAATACCCATCCATACCCATCTTTGAATAGGCTTTAACAGGAACGTATCTTTTTTGAATAGGGAATGGCTTAGTTGGTGTTTGGACAAATTTAACAGCTTCTTCACTATCTGGAATATTGTACTTCTGCTTAAAGGCTTCAATATCAAGAACATTTAATTGAGGTAAATTGTTCGATTCTTGTTCAACCGGTCCGCCATAAAGCAACCAATCGTCACTCACACCTAAAAATTTCGCTATGACTTTCAAGTTTTCCGCTGTAGGGACGCTAGTGCCATCTAGCCATTTCTTTACAGCAACAGGAGATTTTTTTGTTGCTCTTGCTAAATCAGCGGCTCTTAATTTTTTTTCTTCAAGTTTTTGCCTAATTCGAGAGTGTAAAGACATAACAAATATTCCAAAAACATTAACTAATGTTAATACGATCTATTGAAACTATGGTTAACAAGTGGTAAATTGGGTTTATTAACTATAGTTAACTAGGTGTAACCATGAAAATTAGTGATCTCATGACATATCACGACTGCAAAAATCGAAAAGAGCTGTCTGAAAAAACTGGATATTCAACTGTGACCCTTTGGAAGTGGGAAAACAACGGTATACCAGCCAGAACTCAAGCAGTCCTGCAAGTCAAAACCAAAGGCAAACTTAAAGCCGATTTACAAGCATTAACCGCTTAGGAACTAAACCATGAGCAAAGTATCAAATGAATTGCCTGCAAGCGCTAGCAATAACGAATCGCTCATATTGCAAGCACTGAATGCAAGCAACCAAAGACACGTGGCAGAAATGATAAATGTGGATGCAAGCATCCTTTCACGGATGAAAACTGAAAAGAAATCAAATGGATGGACTGAGATTGAGTTTATTAGCTTTTTGTTGACAGCCATTGGTTTGAAGGTTGTGCAAGAAAGTGATGTGTATTGCTCACCTGAAATTGCAGAAGCAACGCGAGTTTATTTAGCACATGCATTCACTTCACCTGAATACATGCGGATTTTATTCAAATAAAAAAGCCTGATCTCGTAAATCAGGCTTAGTGTTCAAACAAGGTGGATTAAATGAACTATTCAATATTAGCAGACATTGAACTAAATCGGAAGATTAGTTTGTTTCAAAAAGCGGTTGAGGCTTATGTGCTTAATCGAACTCTTGAAAACTCTATGGCATTGGCTAAAGCGAAAGCTGATTTAGCTGCATTTGTATTGAGAGGTGTTTGATGGGTGCATCAATTCCAATTATTAAGTTGATTGAAGCTATGAACGAACAGCCAATAGCATTCAACAAGCACTATGTATTTTTAGGATGTGGGATCAATGGGGCATTAATGCTCTCTCAATTGGTCTACTGGACTTCTCGCACTAAAGACAGTGAAGGTTGGATCTTTAAAACACATCATGAGTGGACTCAAGAAACTGGTCTTACTCGTCGTGAGCAAGATACGGCCAGAGCAACACTTAAATCACTTAAATTCATCTCTGAGAAAAAGATGGGTGTGCCTTGTCGTGTTTACTACCGTGTAGAGCGTGAAAACTTATATCAAGCTTTGATCGAATACTCTGAAAGCATTGATATTAATAGTATGCACAATTCCGCCATACTGAATGCACAAAACAGCCATACTGAATGCACAAATGCGCCAGACTGTATGCACGAAAGCGCCATACTGAATGCACAAATCCGCCCATCTAATACAGAGAATACATACAGAGAATACACAGAGAATACTACAGATATTATTTGTGCTGATTCAGCACCAAAAACACAAAAATTCAAAGCGAAAGATTTCTTGTTGAAAAACGGAGTATCTGAGCAAACAGCAACAGAATATCTTGATCTTCGCAACAAGAAGAAAAAACCAGTAACTCAACGTGCTTTACAACTTGTTTTCAAACAAGCTCAGGAAGCAAAGCTAAGCAATGAGCGTGTATTCCAAATTATCGTTGTTCGTGGTTGGGAATCTTTCAAAGCTGCTTGGAACTGGCAAGAGACAAATGCAGAGCTTGAGCAATTAGAAAATCCAGTTGTTGAGCAACAAGAAACAGCTCCACGCAATGCCCCAGTTTTACTTCGCAAAGAATACAAGGGGGCTAAATAATGGATTACTTACATTCAGTCCCTACAGAGCAAGGTGTATTAGTTTCTTTGTTATCTCTTGCTGATGGTGTAGATCAATATGTTCAACGCCTAAACCGTGATTACTTCTCAGGAAAGCATCAGATTATTTTTGATGCGATTAAAGCAATCCACGATCGTGGTGAACAAATTGATTTCATTCTTGTATGGGACGAAATCAAGAAAAACCCATTGAATCTTCACCACATTGATGAGCAGTACATGCTTACGCTGAATGCAGAAGCGCCTACGCTTATTTCAACGCTGGAACAACACATCGAGAAGCTTCACCGTTTAATGGTTCGTCGTAAGTTCGTAGACATTTCTGTGCTTATGCAGGGTATGGCAAAGGACTTCACCACAAACCTAGATGAGATGCTCAATAAAACTCAGAACATGATTGCTGAAATCGGTGACAACTCTGAGAAGAAATCACTTACCTATGTGAATGAGTTTGTAGCACGTCTCTATGCGGATCTAGAAGAAACTCGCATTGCACGAAAGAACGGCACTTATGTTGAAACGGGCTTAAGAACAGGATTCATTGCACTAGACAACAAAATCGGTGCTCTACGTCGTGGCAACTTTGTTCTGATTGGTGCCCGTCCATCAATGGGCAAAACAACATTCGCTCAAAACATTATGAGTGATATGGCAATCAACCAAGACCTTGTTGTTCAGTTCCATTCACTTGAGATGACTGAGGAAGAAATCAGGGACCGTATTGTTTCAGGTGTCGGACAAATCAAGCTTCGCAATATCAAGTCTAAGTTTCTTGAGGATGATGACTGGGGGCGTTTAGTTCAGGCTAACAAGATGCTTGAAAATGCCAAATTCGGAATTGATGACACGGCTAATGCATCACTCTCTGATGTCCGTCGTCAAGCAAGATTACTTAAAGCTAAGTATGGCCGTGTAGACGCAATTTTCGTTGATTACCTACAAATCATGAAAAGCCCAGTTGTTACTGATAACCAAGTTAGAGCAATTGGTGAAATATCAAAAGGCCTGAAAGCAATTGCCAAAGAATTTGATTGCGTTGTATTCGCTCTATCTCAACTTAGCCGCAACTTAGAGAACAGACCTAACAAACGTCCAGTTAATGCCGATCTTCGTGAATCTGGGCAATTGGAGCAGGATGCGGACGTGATTCTTTTCATTTACCGCGACGAAGTTTACGACAAGAACTCTAAAGAGGCGGGAACGGCTGAAATCATCATCGGAAAGTGCCGTGATGGTGAGGTAGGAACTGTACGTTTAGGAACTGATTTAGCAAGAGCAACATTTGCAGATCTTGATCCTGCTTACCTCGCTAGCTTGCAAGAGTTTGGAGGTGCAGCGTGAAAGCAATAAAACGAGTTAAAGCATTCCAAAACATTTTTGACATTTTGCTATTCGCTACACATGCAACACAACCTTTCACTATGAAGGATTTGCATGACTATGTGCTAGATGCGCCCAACAACACTATCCAGTGCTATGTGCAGGAATTAATTAAAAGCGGCTACTTGGAAAAGGACTCATACGCAACTTACAAAGCAACTCAGTTTGCAAAGGACTTGCTGAATGTTAAAGGGGAGCTGAAAGCATGATCGAATTTGTAGATTACAACGCAATGATGAAGCTCCGCAGAGATTACAACCTCGGCACTTGTAATGAAGAAACAAGAGCAGCAGCGAGCCTCTATGAGAAATTAAGAAAGCTGAAAATGCTAGACCAGCTCAAGCAGGAAGCCATGACTAAACGTTACAAGGAGTCGGTATGAAACCAGAACATTTTATTCGTGAGTACGGGCCTAACACTTTCAGGATATCAATGTCTTTTGTCAATACTGCTAAGTATCTAGTGGTTCATGATGGAGAGATTGATTTCACAGATGAGATAAAGCCTCACCATGGCGATCGTGTATTTGAACGTGAAGTGGTCAAGCGTCTGGTGGAGTCTTTGGATTTGATCGAGTCGTATGGTGGTATCGAGTCATGCAAGCAAAGCCTTTACATGCTGCATGAGTTGACAGAAGACCCCGAACCAATTCGAGAGGCTGTACGCGACCACGAATCAATATACGGAGGCGGGGATGAATAGTATCTGGTTTACGTTGTTCTTCTGCTTATGCTGCTTCATTTGGGGTTTTGCATATTCGTATAGCAGTTGGATTGAGAAAGCAACTAATGGCCAGCCTTTTGAATCGAAAGGCAAGGTCTACAAAATCATTGAATTGGATGTTGTGGAGAAAGGAGCCAGCCATGAGTGAGTTTAAAGTCGGGGATAAGGTTGTTTTAAAGAGTAGCAGCCAGAACAAGGTAATGACCATTCAAGAAAGCTACAAAGAATTCATTCGAGCATATTGGGATAAAGAGCATTATTCATTCGCTCATAAAGTTAATTTTCGTTTTGCCGAAGATGAAGAAATAGCAGTAGGCCACCGCATTGACTTTCCAACTTTGCCCAAGCCAGTAGGAAGCTTACAAGAATTGCATCCCGAGTTTGCAAAAGTCTTGCACGAGAACTTTCTAGAGTTGCTCGGCGACGACTTCCCTATAGAAAACCGCATCAGCCCACATTGCAAAGTGGAGGATGTGTGATGGATAGAAAACAATTCGAGGAATGGTTTAAGACCACCGATGCTTTCAAGCTTCTTGAAGAAATGAACTACTTCAAAATTGATTTATTCATTTTCAAAGAACATAGAAGCCAGTATCAGCACACCACTGTGCAAATCGCGTACATGACATGGCAGCACCAGCAAGCGAAAGTGGAGGAGCTGCAAAATCAATTATCACTACAGCGTCAAAGAGTAAAAGCTTTTGAAGAAGAGCTTACAAGTTCACGCAATTATGGTGACAAGTTGCAAAAGCGGGTGGGCGACCTTGAGCTATTCTTAAAAAGAATACATAGGTATGGTTTGGATGCCTATAACGTTTCCACTTGTATGAGTATTAGGGATGAGTTAGAGCAAGCGCTCAAGGAGGAAGGATGAAAAGAATAGACCCAGTTGTTTTGAAAGTGTTGGGCTTAACACTTGTGATAGCTCTAGTTGTTATCGGAGTAAATATTGGTGCAAAAGCTTACGAAATAACTCAAGCACCATGGTGGCTTCTACTGACACTGCCATTCATGCCATTTCTAACAGTCTTGGTAATCACACTAATTGCATGGTCTATCAATCCGAATCTAGTTTTTGATAGTAAATGCAAACATGAATCTGATGGCATCAGTCGCCTAAGTAATCCGCCTAAAAATAAGTGTAAAAAGTGTGGTGAATTCTATAGTGCCGATGTGCTCAAGGGGGGAGGACAGTGAATAACGAAGAATTGGCCAAAATCGGAATGATGTTTATTCATTGGATTCAAATCCATAGAGAATCTATCAATCGCTTTGAAGAGTTTCGGGATTGTTTTGTGCATGACCCTGACGAGCCAGTGCATACAAAAAAGGACTATGACAAAGCATGGGAAATTCAGAAGGAAGCTTCTGTATTGGGTAGTGAGGCGAAAAGACGTTATGAAACCTTGCTTGAAGAAGTTGACCTATATCTAGCACGTGAAAGAACTGATGTTCTTGAGGCAGGTGAAGAATGACCACATTCAAAGAGGCTCAAAGGGTCCAGTCACAGAAGGCAGCTCGTTCTAAGCGATTTAATAGAGTGCCTACAGAAGATCAAGAACAAATGACGCTCATGAGTTGGGCGCATCGAGTGAAGTATGGTTCAGGACGTTTGAGTGATTACTTGTTTCATATTCCAAATGGTGGCTCAAGAAACATCCTTGAAGCTGCAAAGTTCAAGAAGTTAGGCGTAAAGGCTGGTGTTCCAGACCTTCAGCTAATTGTTCCAAATGGTGAGATACACGGGCTTTGGATTGAATTGAAGTCAAAGAAAGGGAAGTTACAACCAAGTCAAAGGCTCATGATTCAACGCTTAGAAGAACAAGGTTACATGTGCAAAGTCTGCTTCGGTGCAGATGAAGCCATAGATGAAATTAAAAAGTATTTGATGATTTGTGGTGGCGTGATGGTCTTTTACGAAGTTGGGACATACGAACAATACGAAGAAGGTTTTCATGCTTTCTTTCGCACTCGATATGAAGATAAAGCTGAACAAGTCAAAGCATGGGCAGAGGAGTACCAAGCTAAGACACCTGAATGGCCTACAGGTGAGACTGATGAAAAGCAGATTCAATATATGGATCTGGTGCGCAAGCTTGATGATGAATTTGCGGAACTGATCGGCAAGAAGTTCCCAATCTCAAATTATTCAAAAGATATGTACTCAATACTTATAAACAAAGCAGAATTAGATGATTAAGGGTGACGGTATGAAATCAAAGGTAGATGTAGATGCATTAAAGCTCACACTCCAATGGCAAGGATTCTTTCTAAAGGGATGGTTTGAAGATCATTGGTGTGACCTCAAGGACTATGCAGAAGCTTCTTTGAAGCTGCTTCTAATCATCCTGAGAATTTTATTTTCTCCCCTTCTCATTATTTATGTCATTTGGCAGACCAGAAAAATGTATGAACAGATAGCGAGCGGAGAAGTCAACAGAGAAAAAGTCAGAAATCACATCAAGAAATACGGCAAGTAAGGGGAAAGAGATGAATGCGGCAGTAAATCACATTATGCAAACAACGGACTGGACTAAATACAGTCTAGAAGAATGGCTTTATCAATTTGGGGCTTGGATGTACTCAAATTCTGGAACTTGTGGAAAGAGCATAAACCCGATTGCTGTCGCTATGGATCAGGCTGCCAAAAAGCGCAAGCAGGAGGTGAAAGGTAAAGAGCAGATCATGGCTGATTGGCTGTGTTCAGATGATCCAGTTATCCCTAAAGGTCGTGGGCGTATAACATGTGAAATCACAGACAATGAAGCGCGTGCAGTTCAGCGTCTTATCTTGGATATGCAAGGGCAATCAGAAGTATTAGACGGTTGGCTTGATGCTGTAATCAAAAGATACTTCTATAACAACTCTTGGTCAGAAATGGTTGTAACTCAAATGAATCCAGTTGGAGATATGGTTGTTGTCTATTCTCAAAATGATGCTAGAGCAGATGTTAAATGTGGTTTAGCTGCAATTCACTGCCGTTATAGTTATATTAAATACAAATAGGTATAGAACTTGACCTTGTACAAGGCATGTGGCATATTTATGTTAGAGTGGTGCGAAGTGTAAGTAAGGCATCACTGGATTAGTTGGTAACCCTTGCAACATAGGCAAGAAGGCGAAACTAGATCAAAGCCTGTCATTAAGTTGATGGGCTTTTTGCTTTTATGCCCTACGAGCTTAGAACATTGGATTCCGATGTGCTGGACTGGATTTCTAGTCGATGCTTAAACGTAGGGCTATTTTTTTGGAGGTCCACATGCTCCAATTTTTAAAATGCTTATTCGGCTTCCATGGTGCAGTTGAAATTAATCACACGATTGAGGGTGATGAGATAAAGGTTTGTCGAAGTTATTGGAAAGAGATTGATTAACATTTAATTATTAGGTTTAAAACTAAGATATTATTCTTTCTATTGAAAAATAATTCATCTTGATGAATAGATGAAATTCTTTGAGAGAAGGGGTAAACAAATTGAAACTTAGTTACTTTACATATTGTTTTGAAAGATTTGATGATAAATCTCAATTTCGAACATCATTAAGGTCATTTATTAAGGCCTCAACATCCTTAGAAGCATTGCCTTTTGCAAAACAAAATAGACACTCTGGTGAAAATTTATATTTATTACCTGTTCTTGAAAATTTTTATCTTTTTGTTCAGACAAAAGACCGTGAAATTATTAAGAAAATAGAGAGGAGTGAAAAGGAGATAAAAGCTCATGAGATCCAGTCTTTACTAAGTAAAGATGAAAGCTTAGGCTTCGCGTCATATATTTACTTTCATCCTGACAAAGATGTGTTTGGATTTGCCTCTAGAGTTCTTTCTCCAAAGGTCCCAGTATTTCAAACATTCATAAATAATTTCTTTTTTATGTTAAATATTAGGGATATTAGTTTTTTAATTCATCCCTTGAAGACAAAGCTAACAAAAAAACAGGCAATGAAATTAAATTTCATTGGTACAACTAGAATTCAAATAGATGGAAATAGTTCTACGGGCAGGGAGTTTAAAGAATTTTTTCTGGGATCAACAAATCCTAATGACATGGAAATTATTGAGAGTTTAGAAATTATAATAAAGCCAGCTCCAAGAAAACCTCTTACCGACACCATTAAGCATAAAATAATGACATTAGATGATGAAGGGGTTAAGGGTATTGTTTTACGTGCTAAGCAAAATCTTGAAGATAATATTAAAGATTACTACATCCATAGTGCGGGTGGGCTATATGATGAAATCACAAATACCGAAGAATCTAAAATTTTAGATGAAATCAAAGCAAAAATTGCTAGTAACTCTGAATTAGAGGTTAAGGTGAATGAATATGAAGAGGAGATCCCCGAACTTTTGGATCATCGCATTTCTAATTTTAGCAAGTCCGATAATTGGAGTTCTGATTGAAGTCGTTTATTTTTACTATTTAAGAAATTATATGACTTTTAGTTTCTATGAATATGCAAAAGACCTCTCTACTGCTATCTTAAGTTTTGCAATTGCCATGTTTGGTATTGTGGCGATGGTGGTAACATTAGTATATGGACTAAATCATCCTGGTCCTAAAAGTTATTTGAAGAAATACGGAATAGAATTTGCGGTATTGTGGATGTGGTGCATCATACTACTCTCATTTACTGGATTGATTTCAATATTAGGTTTTGCCAAAACTGAACTCATAAATTTAACTTTTTTATTGAAAGTGTTAATTGGTCTTTTTGCTGCTAGTTTTACTCAATCACTTATGACTATATTTGTGGGGTTAATGATTCTAGTAAAAAGCAATCATGCTCAATAGTGATTCTCAAAATCGCCGAACGTATTACGGCACACAAAAGCCCCTCGCATTCTAAATGTTGAGGGGTTTTTCTTTTCTATTGCGGGGTGAGTATGGTTGATCGAGTAGAGGCATCCAAAAATCTAGAGCTGCTTAAAGCAAACCAAGCTCGCTTGATGAACTATAACCATTTGTATTCAAGCTATGCATTTCGCCAAGACTGCGGTGCTGAGTTGAGAAAGATTGGTAAGCAGATCGCAAACATAGAAGAATTACTCCATGAGAAGCCCAAAACGACTCGCTGAAATTAGAAAGCTGCCGTGTATTCGATGCGGCTATCCTCACTCACAAGCGGCTCATTCTAATTCTGGTAAGCATGGCAAGGGGAAAGGAATAAAGGCATCTGATGCGTTTACAGTAGCTCTCTGCTACAAATGCCATTTCCTATTCGATACCTACCAATTAGGCACAAGACAAGAATCGGAAGCCATGTTTGAGCGGTGGTTGGAAAAGACGGAAAGGATGTTGAATATTGATGGAAAATCACAAGATTTATTTTGATATGATTTAACCAACGTAATTGGTGTAAGGATTTACAATGGTTAAGCATGTTGATTATGAGGCTGTATATGACGGTGAGAATTTTTCTTTCATCAAAGTATTAATGGATGATGGTTCATATGACCCAATAGCTGGAACAAATGGGCCTTATGGCATCATAACTATTGTTGGATATGAGGTTAGGATTTCGTACCCTGAAAATCTCACACAAGAATTAATAGAGAAAATGGTAAACCAATTTACTAGAAAGAATTAAGCCACCCTCGGGTGGTTTTTTATTGCGAGGTCAAAATGGAACCACGATTCGTCATCAAAAACCATTCTGACATCAACTATGTAATTGGGTATCTCAATACCAATCATGCAAAGGCAGCGAGTGAAGGGAAGCCGTTAGTTGTTACCATTAAGCCTCAAAGCACCAAGCGTTCATTAAATCAAAATGCTTTGTATTGGGATTGGATGCAGGAAATACAGAATAAGACAGGGCAGGACAAAGAGGACTGTCACTTTGAGTTTAAAAAGAAGTTCTTAATTCACATATTAAGGCGTGATGATGAAGAATATGCCGAGATGTGTCATGCAATCACAATGCTCAAGCAGTCAGAATCAGAACAATATGAAGCAGTGGCCAATGGTGTAATTAGAGAAACGTCTACAACAAGACTAAGCACAAAGCAGTTCTCTGAATACATGGGATTAATACAAGCTTATGCGACTAAAGAGTTAGGTGTATTTCTTAGATCGCCTGATGATTTGCAATACTCAGACATTACTTGATATAAGAACAACTTAACTAATCATTGAGTATAAAAAATGGAAAAGCCAACACTAGAAACATATAAAGCCTTCTTAGAGGACAACAAAGAAAAATATGGTCTAGTTGAGTATGAATTTATCAATCAAAAAGTAGCGGTATTTAAGTTCAAGCGCGGTTGTGAAGTGAATATTAAATATCTTTTCAATGTTCGCCAGAAGCCTGAAAGTATAACTGGTGGACGATCAGAAACATTTGAAGAATGAAATAATACCCTCTTCGGAGGGTTTTTTAATGGGTGAGATTTATGAAAAGACCTTATCCGCCTGAACAAGATAGTCCTTATGTAGATGATGAAGACCTAATCGATAGTGGTGGTCTATTACATTTTGAACCTGCAAATAATGATCTATGGCCTTGGATAGAAGAAACCTTTCTTTGTGACTGGGGCAAACTTCACAATCCAGATCATGAACACCTTCTAAGCTTTCAGCCTCCAGAGATTTCATTCTTATGGGCCTACGCTAAATGTGAAGCGAAAGATAAACGAGTATTCGGTCAAACTGAGAAAGTGATGATTAATGTGGGTGGGTGGCGTAAACAGCGTCAGGAACTGCAATTGATCAATTGGTTTGGTGATATACCAAAATACATCATCACTCTGGATGCTCGTGTATGTCAGGTCATGAGTGATACAGACTTTTGTGCCTTGGTTGAGCATGAGCTTTATCACATCGGGCATAAGAAGAATAAAGATTCTGGCGAGTTTGAATATACATCTGTAGGCGAACCTAGATTGTATTTACGTGGGCATGATGTCGAAGAGTTCCATGGTGTTGTTCAACGTTATGGCGCATCAGAAGAAGTCCAGAAAATGGTTAATCTTGCGAATGAAGGTCCAACTATATCTCGGGCTAATATTGCTCATGCATGTGGTACGTGTTTATTGAAGTTGGCTTAATTTTTTTGCCTATTTAGTCTTACGTAGTCTTACGAAGGGGAAGTTATGGCAACACTAAAAGAGCCTGTGAAAATCTTTATAGTTCAGTCTCTTGCTTGCTTTGATACCCCTCAACAAGTTGTAGAAGCCGTAAGAGAAGAATTTAACATCGAATTAACTCGTCAGCAGGTAGCTTCTTACGATCCTACAAAAGCAACATGTAGAGCATTAAGTAAGAAATTGACTGCGTTATTTAATAAAACCAGAGAAGACTTTAAAAAGAATGTTTATGACATCCCGCTAGCTAATAAAGCCTATCGGCTTAAAGAACTTCAGAAGATTTATGAAGACTGGAAGAACAACAGGCTTATGAAGCAAGGGGTTATTAAACAGGTTCGGGAAGAAATGCAGGGTTATGACCTGATGTTATTAAATCTTGAGTTAAAACAGCTTGAGATTGAAAAGTTGAGAGAGGGTGAAGGTGATGAAGATCCAACACCAGTCAAGGTAACTATTCAAGTTGTGGATGCGAGTAAAAAAGATGCCGAACATCAATCCGACGCTGAATGTGCCTCAGGCTAATTTTTTACAGATGGAAAAGAAATTCCGTGCATTTGTGGCGGGCTTTGGATCTGGCAAGACTTGGGTAGGATGCTCCAGTTTATGCAACAAAGCTTGGGAATTCCCTAAAGTACCTTTGGGTTATTTTGCTCCAACTTACCCGCAGATTCGCGACATTTTCTTTCCAACTATTGAAGAGGTTGCTTTCGATTGGGGGCTTAAAACTAAGGTTTATGAAACCAACAAAGAAGTTGATATCTATTATGGTCGGCAATATCGAACAACCATCATATGTCGATCAATGGAGAAACCGGCAACGATTGTAGGTTTTAAAATCGGACATGCCTTGATTGATGAGCTAGATGTCATGGCGATGACTAAAGCACAACAAGCTTGGCGTAAAATCATTGCTCGTATGCGCTTTAAACAAGCTGGTTTGCTCAACGGTATTGATGTGGCCACTACACCTGAAGGTTTTAAGTTTACATACGAGCAATTTGTTAAAGAGGCAAATAAATCAGAGGCTAAGCGTAAGCTATATGGAATGATTCAAGCTTCAACTTATGACAATGAAGCTAATCTTCCAGATGACTACATATCATCACTTTATGAGTCTTATCCGCCGCAATTAATTTCAGCTTATTTAAGAGGGCAGTTTGTCAATTTAACCAGCGGTGCTGTTTACCCCGACTTTGATCGAGTTCTAAACCACACGGATGAAGAAATTAAGAAAGGTGAGCCTTTACTCATTGGTATGGATTTTAACGTGCTTAAAATGGCTGCTGTGGTTTATGTCATTCGAGAAGGGAAGCCAAGAGCTTTAGATGAACTGGTTGGCGTGAGAGATACACCGACGATGTGTCAATTGATTAATGAGCGCTTTCCAGATCACGATATTACCGTGATTCCAGATGCTTCAGGTCAGGCAACATCTTCAAAGAACTTCAGTGAATCAGATCATGCAATCTTAAAGAAAAATGGATTCAAAGTTGAAGTGAATGGTGTGAATCCCGGAATTAAAGATCGTATTACTGCTGTTAATGCACAAATCCTAAATGCTGAGGGTGAACGACACTTAAAAGTGAACACAAATAAGTGCCCTAACTTTACGGCTACTTTAGAACAGCAAGTCTATGATGATTTTGGAATGCCAGATAAAAGCGCTGGTTTGGACCACGTTGGCGATGCTGGTGGATATCCAATAGCCAAGAGATTCCCGATCATCATTCAGAAAGTATTTAAACGGCGCACAATCGCTGGTTTTTCCCGTTAAACAACGCACCTTTTCAGGTGCTTTTTTATTGGTGTTTTTATGGCAGTTACTGATAAACATCCGCAGTATATTGCTGCACAAAAAAGCTGGTTGATTATGCGTGACGCCGTTGCTGGTGAAGAGCAGATCAAACAGGCACAAACAAAGTACCTAGCTAAATCGGCCGGAATGATTGAGGCTGAAAAGCAAGGTGATACGACTGGAGAGATTTATAAGGCCTATCTAAGTCGAGCTCAGTATCCGCTATGGGTTCAGGACGCATTACGCACAATGATCGGGTTAGTTTCAAAGCTTGAGCCGAATATTGTGATTGAAAGCTCTTTACTTAAAGGATTGATAGAGAATGCAACAAATGACGGTTTTGGTCTTAAACAGCTCTTTATTCGCATTTGTTCAGAGTTGCTAGAGTTTGGGCGCTGTGGGCTGCTTGTCGATGTTGATGCTAACGGAGTGCCATATTTCGCCTTATATGATGCGTTATCTATTATCAACTGGAAGGAAAACAGTATCGGTGGTCGTAAAGATCTAAAACTGTTAGTGCTCGAGGAGCAATTTGATAATAGTGAAGATGAATTCGGGCACGAAACTAAAACGGTTCACCGCGTTCTATCTATGGATGATGGAGCATTAGCGGTCCGATTGTTCGATGGTTCAAATGTGGAGGATAAAACTCCCGATCTCGGCGGTAATCAACTTTCTTTCACACCATTTGTTTTCTGCGGTGCCACTAGTAATTCTCCGGATGTAGGTACCATACCGCTTTTGACAATGGCCAAGGCTGCTCTGAAGTATTTCCAACTTAGTGCAGATTATTACCAGTCACTTCACCATACAGCCCATCCGCAACCTTGGATTAGTGGCCTTGATGATGACGATGATGATGATATTAGCGTTACTGGTGTTATGGCTGTCTGGAGTCTTCCTCCAAATTCACAATGTGGTTATTTAGAAATTTCAGGTAACGGCATTGAACTCACTAAAAAGGAAATGGATGCTCAGAAAAACGCTGCTCTTGAAGCTGGTGCCAAGGTAGTCGATACCAATACACAAGAATCAGGTGAAGCGCGCCGTGCGCGACAGGATGACCAGCAGGCAAGTCTTCACAGTATCGTGATGTGTGCAGCTGCAGCAATTGAACAAGCCATTAAGTATGCAGCGCAGTGGTTAAAGCTGGATTCGACAAAATATTCATTTACGGTTGAACCTGAGTTTATTGTGCAGGTCACGGATATTAATCTTGCAAAACAGCTTTATGAGGGTGCTATTTCAGGGAAAAACTCTTTCCGCACATATTGGGAATACCTGATGACAGGTAAATTACCAGCTCACGACTATCAGGAAGAAGTGAAACGGGTAGAAATAGAGCGAGATAACACTCCTTTGTAGAGGTGATGTATGGCTTCAAAAGAAGATAAATCGCTGATTGAAGTACTTACCAAACATCAGGCGTACTTATATCGGGTGTCTTCTCAATCTGTTAATGAACTATTAAAAATCTTTAATGATGAGTCAGCATTAATGTTGGCAAAGCTGCGGGATTTGCTAGATGAATTAAATGATTCTGAAAAGATGGCTCTAGCAAGTGGACAGTACACAACGTCAAATCTGAAGGAAGTTCGTGATCTGATTGCTCAGTGGTTTACCGCAATAAACACTGCATTACCTGAAGCTTTTGCCGTTTCAGCTACGGCGCTGGCTGTTTATGAGGCCAATTACGTAGCTAAGCTCTATGGAGCAAAAATTAATAAGCCAAACGGAGAAAAGCTTTTTTCAGTAGCTAGAAAAGTACCCTTAGTGGGTGGAGCATTAGTTGATGATCTACTATCTAAGATTGCTGAAACTGCACGCCAAAAAGTTGAATATGCAATTCGGGATGGTATTAACTCAGGCAAAACTAATCAGGAAATAGTCCAGCGGATTCGTGGTACAAAGCGCCTTAATTTTGAAGATGGGCTATTAAGTAGCTCTAAGACGGATATTGAACGTACCGTAAGAACAGTTCGTAGTCATGTTGCTAATCAAACGTATTTAGATACTTTCAAACAGTTAGGTTTTGAGTATGTTCGTTTTATTAGTGTATTGGATGGAAGAACATCTAAGCTTTGTGCTCATTTAGACGGTACTGTCTGGAGGATTGATGATCCGGCAAAACGTGTACCGCCGTTGCATCCTAATTGTCGCAGCGAACTAGTACCAGTTAAAAAAAATGGTCAACTTATCGGTGAACGGCCATTTGTAATGGACGAACGTAGAGTTAAGGACATTCCAAAAGAAGAGCGAAGCCAGTTAATAGGGCAATTGGATGCAAACACCACATTCAAAGAGTTCTTCAAAAAGACAGATGATTTCTTTCAAAGAGAATGGTTAGGACCGAAGCGTTACAAGCTCTATAAAGAAGGGAAATTTGATTTTGATAAGTTCTTCGATCCAGAGGGGCGGTTTTATACTTTGGACCAACTTCGAAAGTTGGATGAGCAAACCTTTAAGGAGTTGGGCTTATGAGTGAGTCAAGACATTTAGTGCTAAAGCGTCACCCTACTTTGAAAGGTTATCTGGTTATTTGTGATGAAGAAACTGGACAACCTCTAGCTGGACAAAGAGCAGTACAGATGAATTCTGATGCCTTAAATGGACCCGCAACAATTACTGTAACTTTTGAAGCATATGGTGCTCATGGTGTTCGCTTAGTGAGTGATGCACCAAGGCCAAATCAAACAAAGGAAATGTAGCGAAAGGTACTACAAATGCCTGAAAAGCAAATCAATATGTCAGATGCTCAATATATTCTGAGCACAAAATTAATTCTGGTGCCTTTTCTTCAAATTAAGATTTCAAGAGCCATGGCAATTTATGGTTTTACTTTTGAAAGATTAAAAGCGATTCCACTCATCAATTAGAACTTAATTTTTAACCTTAGCACCTCCGGGTGCTTTTTTAATGCCTTGAGATAAGGCTTTACCCCAATCAAACGAGAGGTTTGAACATGTCATTGCCATTTATTGTTGATTCACTTGATGCAATCAAAGAAGAGCACCACGCTCTATATGTTGAGGAAAACGGGAAGTTTCGCCTTGACTTGGAAGGTTATGAAGATCCAAAAGGTTTGAAATCTGCACTTCAAAGCGAGCGAGATGCTGCTAAGAATGCAAAATTGGAACTTCAAAAGCTTCAGAAACAATTTGAAGGGATTGATCCTGAAATTGTTAAAAAAGTCTTTGCTCAAATTGACCAGGATGAAGAGGCCAAATTAATCGCGGAAGGCAAGGTTAACGAAGTGATTCAGAAGCGTACCGAGAAGATGCGTGAAGAACATGAAAAGTTACTGAAGGCTGAAAAAGAACGTGCTGATAAAGCCGAAGCTTATGCACAAAAGTTCAAGCAATCAGTGATTCAAAGCCAAATTGTGCAGGCTGCAATTGAACTTGAAGCATTGCCAGAAGCGACCCCTGACATCGCCTTTTTAGCTCAGTCAAAATTTGCATTAGATGAAAACGGCAAAGCTGTGGCAGTTGATGAAAACGGCGAAGTGGTGATTGGTAAAGACGGTCAGACGCCGATGACACCAAAAGAATGGGTTGAATCTCTACGCGAGCAAAAACCGTATTACTGGCCTAAGCCTAATGGCATGGGCGCACCAGGGAGCAACAATTCAAAAGGTCAGCCAGACATTCTCAAAGCAGATGGCTCGGTAAATATGACCAAATTGGCGCAATTACGAAATGAAAACCCGCAACTAGCTAAAGAGCTAGCGGCAAAACACGGTATTAAACTTTAAGGAGTAAAGCCTAATGGGCGACACAAAAATTGCTGATGTAATCGTACCCGAGTTATTCACTCCGTACGTATTAAATAAAACTGCCGAAAAGTCTGCATTATGGCAGTCTGGCATTGTTGGAGATTTAGATGTAGATGTAGCTTTCGGAACAGAGGGTGGTACTACAGTAAATATCCCATTCTGGAATGATTTAAGCGGTGAGTCAGAAGTACTTTCAGATTCAAAACCTTTATCTGTAAATAACATCACTTCAGGCAAGGACATTGCGATTCTTCATGCACGTGGTAAAGCATGGGGCGCTAATGATTTGGCTAAAGCATTATCTGGTGACGATCCACTTGGTGCGGTTGGTGATCTGGTGGCAGATTACTGGTCGCGTGAGTTTCAAGGTTTTACCGTAAATACCCTTAAAGGTGTATTCGGGGCGGCCAGCATGGCAGGTAATACCCATGATATTTCGGCTGGAACTGGAGCTGCAGCTGTAATTGATGGGGTATCTTTTGTTGATGCTTCTTATAAGTTGGGTGATGCCGTAGATAAATTAACGGCAATTGCAATGCACTCGGCAACCATGGCGGCTTTAGCTAAGCAAGGCTTAATCGAAACTGTTCGAGATGCTGATGGTGTGGTTCTCTACAAAACCTTTATGGACCGTCGTGTGATCGTTGATGATGGTATGCCGGTTGAAGGTGATGTCTTTACCTCTTTCTTGTTTGGCCAAGGTGCGATTGGTTTCCAAGATATTGGAGCACCGGTTGGTGTAGAGACTGACCGTGATAGTTTAGCGGGTACTGACATTCTTATTAACCGCCGTCACTTTGTACTACATCCTCGTGGCATTAAGTGGGCCGGTGATACAGGTATTGCTCCTAATAACGCTGGTCTAGCAACAGCTGCAAACTGGGAACGTGTTTACGATCCTAAACAGATCCGTATTGTGGCATTCAAGCACAAGATCAAATAACAAAAAGGCGGGTTACACCGCCTTATTTTTTGGAGATCCACAAATGGGACTTTCATCATTTAACCGTGCACGGGAAAGACAACAAATGACAGAAACAAAAATTGCTGAGCTTGAAGAACAACTGGCGACTGTTAAGGGCGAATTTATTGCTTTTCAAAATGATCCTGAAGCAATGAAAGCACGTATTGCTGAACTTGAATCAGGTAATAATGGTCAAAAACCAGAAGATGGCCAAAAGCCCGGTGATACTCAACCACAACCAATTAACTATGCAGGTCTAAAAGTTGATGAGTTGCGTGCGGTCTTGACTGAAAAAGGCATTGCATTTGAAGCAGGCGCTAAAAAAGAAGAACTTTTAGCATTAATTCCAAAGGAATAATCTATGGGCTTTATCACTGAACAAGAAGCGATAGAACATGTTGAAGGCTTTGATGCTTTATCTGCCAGTGATAAGGCTCAATACCTCCAAATGGCCGAGGCATATCTGTTAGCACGTAACGTTAAGCCTTATGAAGATGCTACCCAAGTACCTGAACCTCTAAAAACTGCCTCATATCAAATCATCAAGGGCATTATGAAAGGTGATCTATATCAAGGACAGGAACAGGCACTAAAACGTAAGAAAGTCAAAGCTGATACGGTTGAGACCGAAAAGGAATATCAGGACGGATCAGTAAAGCTTAGTGCAATCGAGCAATTCATTCTTGATTTGATAAAACCGTATTGCAAACGGAAAACCGTCTTTTTTGTCAGGAAAATCTAATGGGCTTACGTGACGAAATTCAGGCAGATATTGCCGAAGCATTTAATGAAGATTTATCGGACGCCGTTCATACCTTTACATG